GTATCATCTTTAGGAGACTCTGGTTCAGGGTCTTTAACTATTTCAGATGAAGTTGTAGTTACCTCTACAACAGGTTCTGTGATATTAAAAATATCATCTAAATTTTCAAATCCTTTGTCCATAAATTACAACCACTCTTCATTAAATCCAAAGTTGTCATCTGCTTCTACTAGATCATCATCTACTGCATTGATAGCAGAGATTTTATGTGTAGTTCCAGAACCAGCAGAAGTTATGTCAACATAGTATCCTTGATTTGCATTAAGTTTACTTGTTGCAAGTCTGAAACTATTGTCATCAATTTTTACAACATAATATGTACCTTCATCAGTTAATCCTCCAATTGCAGTAGCACCACCGTCTCTATACTGAACAAAATCTCCAGTAATAAATCCGTGGTTATTTAATGTAATTGTATTACTATTTACATTGACTGCAGTTGCAGCGTTAAATGTATTACCATCATTATTATAATCTTGAAGTGCTGCAGGTTCTACTCTGTATCTAACTTCTCTGGTAGAAGCATTTAAATTAGTGTAGTAATCAACATTAACCTGTTTGATAATACCATCTGTAGCAGATACAGGACCATAAAAATAAGTTTTTGCGGTGAAGTTTAAAATATAAACTAAACTTCTTCTCTTGATAAAATCACCTTCGTAATCATCTTGAATATTAATATTATTTAAAGTGATAGGAATATCTTTCTTATCTCCCATCTCATTATTCATATTAATAGTGAGAGTAAAAGTAGGTTGAAAGTATGGTAGAATCTGTTCTACAATTTGAATTACATCATCATTATTTTTTCCGATGATACTTAATTCAAAATCTAAGTTGTATGGTACTGGGACATACTGTGTCTTTACACTACTTGAATTTGCACCAGTAGCTTTTAGTACTGTAACTGTATTAGTTTTTCTGGTATTATCATATGAAATACCATTCATCTCAAATGCCATTCTAGGCAAAGTAATTTGAGACTTACTATTTTCTAGTAAGTCTGGTTGTGATTCAATACGTGCAAGAAATTTTTCCCTAGGACCATATGCCAAGGGAACTTTCATTGTTTGCTTGATATCACCATTATTGTCTTTTCTTTGTAACTCAATGTTGTTAAACAGAGTTCCAAATCCTACAATAGTTTTTCTAATAGTCTCGTTGTAAAAATGTGTTCCTAACATTAGAATACTCCCATGTCTCCGTATTCACCAAATGGATTTGATTCGCTAAAATCAACTATAATATTGCCTTTATCTTCTATATATTTGTTTTCTGCGTAGTTGAGTAGATCCATGTCTAATGTACTAAACGTGGAGATTACTCTTGTTACACTTGAACTTTGACCTCTCACACTTTCATTTGGTAGAAAACTACCAGTTACATCTACGAGTTCTAGAGTTTTACTTGGATTATCCCAACCCACAACTTTTGCAGTAGTACCACTTGTCAGACCAATAACAGTTTCTTGTCTGTCAAAGTCTCCACTACCTGCAGTCATTATTAACTTGAGAGTGATTCCAACATCTTCTGAAATAGAATCAATCTCATCAATTCCAGTTTCAAGTCTTTCCTGACTGTACTCAATTAATTCAGCTCTTAATTGGTAAGTAGGAACATTTCCTAATTGCCAGAATGGAATTTCGTGTTCAACAAATTTAATCTGGAACAGACCTTTTGTTAGTGGGAAATAGATTAGATCTCCCTCATTTGGTCGATCAGAACTTACTAAGTTGTAAGAAGAAGAAACTAAATCTTCCCATCTTCTTCTAGAAACGATAAAAGTTGCCTCATCACTAATTCTGACACCAAACTTAGTGAATAGAGTTCCATCACCTTCGAAACCATCATAAGTTCCTAGGTACATTTCAATCATGTAATTTTCATCAAATTTGGATAATACATCTTCCCCGAATAATTTGTCTTCTTTTACAATCTCACGAGGAAGATAATAAACATCCATACCATAAATTTTCAGAGACTCTATGATTAAATCTTCGTAGAGTCTCTGTTCAGATTTTGTTCCATATGTAAAGTAAACATTTTTCATAGTTGATTACCCTACCATATCAAGTGGTGGAATTTCATATGTACTTGACATCTTCTCTTCTAGATCACGTAATTCTTCAATTGCGTCATCGTAAAGTTGTCTACCATTAAATGTGACACCACCAGGCATTTGAATACCATCAAATTTAATGAGATTCTGACCCCACTGTTTTTTGATTGATGAAGTTAAATGTTTTTTAATAAAAATTTCATTGTATACTTTAGTCCAGGTGTTTGGATCTAAAGCTCTAAAACATTCAATCACTAACCAGTCGTCTTTATATACTCTATCCCAGTCAAGATCTAATACTAATTTATTTTGTGTTTTATGATATCTAATAGACTTATTTCCCTCAAGCATAAAATCAAGAGTTTCCAAGTAAGTCATAGTAATGTAATAGTTTAAAATATCATACGCATAGAAGTTATAGAAATCATTCAAGAAGAACTGATATCTAAAACCAAATAGATTATTTACATATGCATTGGAGATTTTAAAAATACTATTAACACCAATAACATGATCTGGCATAGTTAAGAAACCACCAGTAGCTTCAGAGAATGACATTCCACCAGGATAAGTTGTGGAAGTATTTCCCTTTGCTCTATCAATATCTTCTTGTGTTAATTTATATTTAAGATATACTCTTTCTACTCCATCATAATGTCTGTCCCTGTAAATTTGAAGAGTATCGTCAATTAGATCCTCAATTTGATCGTCATCGACGTTAATTTCAATTACAGGCTTGCCAAGCTTTCTTAAACAATATTCTTTAAGTTGTGCTCTTGAACTTGGTACTGCCATAATTTGGCTTAAAAATAGTCTCCCTAGTATTTATAAGGAGACTACTATTTTACTATTCTGGGTTTGATAGTTTAAAATCCCAATCTGCAAGTTTTCCTGCGACGTATTGAGTGTTGATATAAAGAAGGAGAAACTTTTTACTTAAATCTCTCAATTCTTGAACATTATCAAGTGTATCTATGTCTCTACACAATTTAATGTATTCAAATTGTTTGTTTAAAGGTAGATCCGATATGTCATCGTTCATCTAGTTTCTCCATGATTTTATTTAAGAGGGAATTAATATTTTGCATATCACTTTTCAATTTTTTCACATCCTCCATTAGGTTGTCTTGTACATCCTTATTATACTGTCTTACCTTGAGATTGTCCATATAGTTTTGATACGAATTTTTGTCTTTGTTGACAATCGCTCCAGTATCAGAATCTCTGTATAAATTTGAATGTCCTTCTACTTTCATTTCCATATTAGATCGCAAGCGCAATAGATCTGAATTTTCTAATAATTGGTACGATTGATTGATTATCGGAAGAGAACTCTACCTTTATCACGTAAGATTTAAATGGTGGTAGATTCTTGATCTCATATTCAAACTCTTTATAATCAGTGAAGTTAATAGATGAAGGATAATTAATACTTTGAATTTCGATATAGTTATTTTCACTGAAATTTAGAGAGTCATCACGATTAATTTTAACATACACTCTAATGTCATTTCTGTTAAATCTTACACCTTCGAAAAGCACTCTTAGTGCTGTTGAAGAATTCTCGGTATTAATTACTTTTGTAATATAATTTGCTTCATTTTTTGTATTTGATGGTAGTAATGATGAAGAATTATCCTCTAGTTTATTAATTCTATTTGATGTGGTAATTAAACTCAATCTATCTAAATCAATTACAGGAGAAATAGTTTCAATTGCACTGGACATTTGAATATTTAAATTCAGTGTTTCTTGATCATTATTATGTGTAAATTGATTTATTGGTGATGCAACCATTCTAGGGTTGATAAAATTAGTAATTCTATTCAGAGATAGATTTTCATTGGTTACAGTTTGATATGAAGGTTGTACAGTAGAATTTGAAGAAATACTGGTAGAGGTGAAAGAATCAATTCTTGCATTTAATTCAGTTCCAGCAACTGCCATGAAAGCAATATTAGGAGTGATATTTTCAAATTGAATATTCCTTGATGCTAAAACACTAGAACCACCAGCAGTTAATGTTACGTTTGCATCCTTATTTAATTGAATTGAGTATGAATCCAATGAAATAGGAGTAATGGAATTATGAGTTTTATTAATATCAATTAATGGAATACCATTCAAGTTGTAACACTTAACTACCTCACCTACAGAATGTGCAACAATACTGGTAGAGTTAATACCTCTTCCATTTGGAGTAATTACAACATTATTTCCATCTATTGCTGAATACGCAATAATCTCATCTCCAATCATCATGTAACCAGGATTTGTGGTAGAAATTGGAGTGTTTCCAATTGTAGTGTGGAAATTAGCAGCGTTTGTTAAAGTTATTGTGATAGGTCCAGTATTTTGAACATTAGTTAGTGTTGAAGTTAATGTAGTATTAGGAACTTCTGACTCAACCCCACTAATAACAACCTTACTATTATTCACATGCATACCATGATTAGGATGTAAAATAGTTACAATACTTGTTTCCCCTGTCATGATAATTGGATCCTTATTCAATTTGTAATTTTGAATAGGTGCATTCTTAAAGAATAGTTCTCCAGATGATGCAATATCAAATTTCGCATTATACATCTTAAACTTCAAATCTTCGAATTGATCTGCAGTCCAGGTAGATGCGTTTTGTGATTTGAATAGAACACCCGCATATGGGTTTTTGCTGATCAATCTCTGTGTGGTAACATCAGTCTCACCGAGTCTAGATATCCAAACTCTGTAGTTATCTGAGTTAGTCCAAACAACCAATGAATATTCTTGATCTTGTTGTAGATATACTGGAGATGGGAATGTAAATGTTGTTACAGCAGTTGCATCATCACTTAGATTTACTTGATTTGGATTTAGAGATACTGAACTAAATGGTACGTTGGTTTGAGTTGGATAACCATTTACCATGGTTCTAATATCCACGTTTACTGGAATATTTTCGTCTTTTGCCTGGAAGTAGAGATCTACTTTTGTTATAAAGACTCCACCTTCTCTATCAACTAAGAAAGATTGTGCAAGAGGGTCTCCCCAAAAAATTTGCTGAGTAGTAACTGTAGTTCTGTTTTCAGTTACAGTTCTATTTTCTACTCTTGCATTTCTAACTGAAATAATATTTCTTTGTACTACGTTTGTAGAACCAGAAGATGTAAATGTGACTTCAGCATCAGTTTCAACAATTCCAGGTACTCTAGAATCAACTGGTGAGGTTGTAAGTCTAAAGGTTGACTGTCCGTTTGGAAATCTTGGGTTTGTATTGATGTTTGGATCTGGAATGATCACTAAACCAGACCAAAGACCATTCTTATCACAAATAATTCTCTTTGGTTTAAATTTAGCTACAGCACCACTAGTTACCCCAGTGATTGTGGCATTCTCAGAGAAACTTGAAATAGGAATAGATACATCTACTAAAGATGGGAAATTCAATGCAAGATAGTTATAAGTTCCTGTATAGGTAGAAGGTAGTACTTCACTATTGTAAGGATTTTCTGCAAATTCTGTAGAACTAGGTGCAACTACTGTTGCAGTAATATTTGTACCAGAGAATCTTACAGTTTCTCCAATCAGAAACTCTCTACCATTAGTTTGATTCTCACCACCCTTGTATACCTCAAACAATGACGCAATAGTATAATTGGTCATGTTAATATTGTTAATGAACAGATACATTCTGCTCTTTGGTTTTAGACGGAATGACTTAACACCAATAGTTCTCTCACGCATAAAGAGTGCTGTGGTAGAACTTAGAACACGATCTCCAAGATCATTGTTTGAGAATTCTTCTACTAGAACAGAGAAATTACCAGTTCTTCTTTGGTTGGTAGTTGTGGTTATAGCCCACCAGTTTTGTGTGGTTGTACTAGAGATTGTAGTCCAAGCACCCCATTGTGTAGGAGTAACACCTGTTGCACCCGCTCCAAGTTCTCTAGCAGTTCTTTCGAAATTACCTTCTGCCCTTACGATATTATCAGCTTGTCTACTAGTAGACACCCAGTTATCAGAAGCAGGAGTTAACTCAATTCTACCAACCCATGAGAAGATACTGAATGGGTTTACGTTCTCAGATCTAGAGGAGAATGGTTGATCTACATATACTTCATTTTCATAATCTAGTGTTAGTAGACTTCCAGTTTTCTTGAAGTTTGTTGAAATAGATTCCTCAAACAATAAGTCGACATTAGTAGTGTAGTGAGATGGTCTTGCCTCTCCGTTAATTACATCAATTGATGTCTTAAAATCTACACTAAAGATATCTGATACAGTAAAG